CAAATGCAACTATTGCACAATTAAACTCAAGCCTTACCCCAGTTGTTGCTCAAAATACTACAAATACTTCTAACATAAATGCAATTAACACAACATCTTTAACCAACACCGTAAACTCAGCGGTATCGACAAAAACATCTTTACAATCAACACTAAATACCAAAGCAGGTCAATTAACAACTGCAATTAATAACAACATTCCAACCCCTGCCCCAATAATTTTAACTCCAATTGTTGCAGGAACTACTGCAACTATTACACCGTCTTTACCTGAAGGATACACAGCAAACACTTGGTTTTATCAAGTAGTAACAGATGATCCAGATGCAGAAAATCCATACGAAGGTGGAACATATAATACAGATGGTGCACCAGCGTCTATTCAATTAACTGGTTTGACAGAAGGCGCTACCTATACAGTTAGAGTTGCTAATTGGTCTGGACCTGTAAGTCAATATACTGAGACTGTTATTTCTTTACCCACACCACAAGGCTCCAATTTAACTACTGGTGGCAATAGTTCCCCAATAGATACAACTCCAATAGATACAACTCCTGTTGACACAAACCCAGTAGATACAGAGCCAGTTGATACAGATCCAGTAGATACAGAACCAGTAGATACAACTCCAGTAGATACAGAGCCAGTTGATACAGATCCAGTAGATACAGAACCAGTAGATACAACTCCAGTAGATACAGAGCCAATAGATACTCCTGCAGAAGAGGCAGAGGCTGTATTTGAAGAAAGTGAAGTTTCTATTGAAGAAATATCAGAAAGTAGTGCAAATCTTTCTGTAGAAGATATTCAAGAAGTTATTACTGATTTAATTAGCAATAGTAGTTTAGATGCATCTGAGGTTTCTGCAGTACTAGAAGCAATCTCTGAAGGTAGAGAAGTGTCTGCAGCAATTGCTGCTGAAGTATCTGCATCTTTATCAGAAGGTGGATTAACAGAAACAGAAGCAGAATTTATTACAGAAATGCTTTCTGCAGACGGAGAAATAACTACTGCTGAAGTTGTTAATTTATCAGAGGCATTAAACGAAGACGGTAAGTTTACTTTAGTAGAAAAAGATTTAGTTGCAGAAGTATTAGTGTCATCAGCAGAAGGAGCACCAGTAACTGCTGCAAACATAGAAGCAGCTGGACTTGAGTATCGAGATCTTCCTCCAACAATTCCAGTAGAGGTAAGAGAAGATGCAAACGGAAACCCAGTAGTAATTCAAGCAGAGGTAGCCTCAGCATTGCTTGTTCTAGAAAGCCCAGCAGCTTTAGCAAATGCAATAGCCAGCTGTTTCAATCCAGATGAAGCAATTGAAGGTTTGACGGAAGAGCAAAAATGTGAATTAGGCAAGGCACTGATTAACATAGGTGCCGATATGTCTATCCCAGAACGTGAAAAAGCAGAAGATATAGTAGTTGTAACAATAATAGCTGGCCAGATAATTCTTGGCACAGCATACAGAAGGAAGGTATAATATGAATATGAACTGGTTAAAAAAATGGGGCTTTGCGGCCCTAAATGAAAACTTTACATTCCTAGGATTTTTTGTAGCCTGGGTGGTACTTGAGGGCAGCGCAAAAACAGTAGTAGGCTATGTAACTCTAGCTTCAGTGGCCCTATGGTTTTTGACTATAGGAATAAGAGAGAGATCCGATAAAGAGTAATAAATGATATAATAGGGTTATGAAGAAATTAATCCCTATTGCTTTATCAGGCATATTAATGCTATCCTTAAGTGGATGTGGCTATAGTGGATTCTATAGATACCCATGTCAAGATCCTAAAAATTGGGAAATTGGAGAATGTAATCCTCCAGTATGTGAAGCTACACAGACTTGCACAAAGGATGTAATAAAAATTACACCTACAACACCAGAACAGGAAATAACAAATGGCTAAACAAAAGCTAACCCCAGCAGACTTAGATGCTCGTTTAAAGTTTATTCTAGGAATAACTCTTGGAAGCATCCTGTTTCTAACAGCAGTCGGAATTATTTATGGACTATTGTTTGTAACACAGCCCATCGGAGCTCAGTCAGAAAATGACAAGATGTTTTTTAATGTTTTAGGTAGTATTGCAACATTTATTACAGGCACACTTGCAGGAATTTTGATCGGCAATTCTGGAGCCAAGGATATTATGGCGGCCCAAATACAAAATAAAGAAGTAGATGCAAAAAATACTCAGGCGGATAAAAAGCTAGAGGCAGAGATTGATGCAACAGCTGCACGTTTAGCAGCAAAGCCAGACGGAGCAATGCCAGAAGAACAACCAGTTGATACAGATTGGGATAAATAAAAATGGCAGATCAAGGAACAGCAGCACGTCTTATTGAAGTTGCTACAGCAGAAATTGGGACTATTGAAGGTCCAAAAGATAACGAAACAAAGTACGGTGCTTACACAAAAGCTAACTTCCAACCATGGTGCGGAAGTTTTGTCAACTGGTGTGGGAATGAATCTGGCGTAAAGATTCCTAATACAGTTTATACTCCAGCAGGAGTAACAGCATTTAAGAAAGCTAACGCATGGATTGATGGAGATATTGCAGATCCAGAACCAGGAGATATTGCCTATTTTGATTTTCCTTCAGATGGCGTAGATAGGGTGTCTCACGTAGGTATTGTTGTTAAAGATAATGAAGACGGAACCGTTTGGTGTATTGAAGGAAACACATCTTCAAAGAAGACTGGAAGCCAAAGAAATGGCGGAGAAGTTTGCAAACAACTCCGTGCTTACAAGAAAAACAAAGCAGGGGTTCTAATATCTATTGTTGGATTTGGTCGCCCAAAGTTTGGTGCAACAGCAAAGCCAGCAGAGCAAAAGCTTTCTAAGACTAAGACAAAAGTTTGCCCAACCTGCGGTAAGTAATACATGAACACATACAAAGTTAAACTTGAAGTTATGGCTGAAGTTGAAGCTTTTGATGAGAGTGATGCTTTGGACTATGCTAATGACATATTTGGTGTAGATGATGAAATTAAAAACGTTAAAGTAGTTAGCGTGAAGGAGAAGTAATGGCAACCGAAGGATACAAACCTACAGCAGGAATGCAAGCAGCGGCCCGTCGTGCAATTAAATTAAAAGAAGAGGGTAAGGCTAAAGGCGCTGGAACTATGGTTGGCTGGACAAGAGCGGGTCAGTTAGCCCGTGGAGAAACTTTAAGCTTATCAACAGTTAAAAGAATGTACTCATTTTTCTCACGTCATGAAGTAGATAAAAAAGGTAAAGATTTTAATAACGCAGAAAACCCATCTAATGGTAAGATTATGTGGTTGGCCTGGGGTGGGGACGCAGGGTTCTCATGGTCTAGAAAAATAGCAACAAGGGAGAAAAATATGAAAAAGAACTTAGAAATGCAAGAAGTAGTAGAAGAAATTAAGGATATGTTGACAGAGGCAGTAAGCCCTATCGACACAGTTGTTGAAATTGCAGAGGACGATTTAACAAAATCAATCGATCCAAAGCCAGAAGATCTTACAGATGAAGAGATTTCAAAGTCTTACGAATCTGATAATGAAGATGAAGACAAATGGAGTAATATGGAAAAGGCATGCTGGTCAGGATATGAGCAGCAAGGTATGAAAGACAAGGGTGGCCGAAAGGTTCCTAATTGTGTTCCTATTAAAAAGTCTACAGATGAGGCTCCAATTAACGAAGCAGAAAAAGAAGTAAAGAAGTCCATATGGGGTGGAGCTTTTCTTAAATAGTCATTGACAGAGCCGCAGGTTTTGCTGTATAATATATATCAGTGGGATGCTGCGGTTTATGTTTAGGGAACGATGTTAAATCTAACAGAACTAGGTGTCGAAGTCTTTATTAAGAAGGCTAAGAGTGTAACCCCTTATTGGGATAATTACGATCTTATTATTTGGAAAAAAGATAGTGGCGGTTTTACCAGTATTAAAGGAATGTTCAAAGAGAACACCTGGGGAACAGCAGAACGAATTGCAGTTGCCAACAACGGAATATGGAAGCTGCCCACTAAGTATGTCAGACATTTTAAATAATTTAGGCATAGACTCAGATGATTTAGATTGGTTTCACCTTGCAATATGTAGGGGTATGGATACTAATTTATTTTATGAAAAGTATGAATCTGATTCTAATATAGCAAAAAATATTGACGAAATGTGTTTAAGTTGTCCAGTAATTAGCATGTGCTATGAATCTGGAGTAGAGGGCAATGAATCTGGCGTATGGGGCGGTGTATACCTAACATCTGGATCAATTGATAAGTCCAAGAATTTGCACAAAGAGCAGGACTTATGGAAGAAGTTAAAGAAGAAAAATGTTTATTGATAAAGGCCAAGATAGACTCAAAGAGCATTTTAAATACGGGGTTAATGAATGGACTGGCGAACCCAATAAGCCAGTATTTTATACTCCTGAGATGAAGAAGGCGGTTCATCAAATAAAGAAGCCATCAATGCTTTTGATGGACATAGTAATGTATCCACAGTTTTTAGCACTACGACTATATGAAGATAATTTTTTACAGTTTGAGGGAACCAAGAAAGAAATGGTTATTGATTATGTAACAAAGGTCAAGCGACTGCTTGAATCATATGGAGTAAGATGCGAGCTGGAGGGCAAGCCTAGTGAAAGAGTACTATGATATCACCCATGTTGTTTTTATTCACGCAGAAGATCTTCATGGAACAGTTGAGAAACTTGGTGCATACGCATCAATTGTTAATTATAACAAAAACGGAATAGAGTATAACGAACTTATGGAAAATGAAGAGTTTACAGTTGTAGATGAGATAGTTTTTACTCACGTTGAGGATTCAATTTAATGGAAAAAATATTATGTTACAGTTGCAACAAATCTAAAAACAAATTAGAGGCAAAGAAATCTTTCCTGCTTCCAATTAATCTTTTAATATGCGAGACATGCATATCTGCTAAATTAGAGCCTAGATGGGTAATTATATTATCTGGCAGATCTAATGGATCAGACCACGTCAAAGAATATATTGTAAAAAGACGATATATTGGTAACGAAATCACAGCATCGGAGCTATTAGTTTAGACTAATTTCACGGTATAATTAGTTTATCATGGAATCCTCTGCTATCATTATTGCTATTTGTGCCGCTGTATTAAGCGGTATAGGAACTGCCATAGTTGCTGGAATAAGAGATATGGCCAAAGAAAAAAATAGGCGTATTGAGCGTGATCAGGATCATCTTAAGTTAGATTTAAAAGACCTTAAAATTGAGTTATATAAGATTGAAAAAGAATTAACTGAGTGGAAAGATAAATATTATAATGCCCTTCAGGAGCTTATACGCATAAAGGCTGAGCTTGAGGAATCATTAATGCAATTAGCCCATTATGAGCACCATATTGACGAGCTGGACACAGAATTTTAAATTTAGTATACTAGGTGTATGACTGCTATAGTAGCTTTAATCCATGAAAACAAGGTCCTGTTAGGGGGCGATTCTGCTGCGTCAGAAGATAAAAGCGGAATAATATTTCAAAGGGTGGATCCAAAGGTTTTTAAAGTTGGTCAATACGGCATAGGATTTGTAGATAGTTTTAGAATGGGTCAAATATTACAATACAACTGGACCCCTCCAGTTTATAAGCCTACTGCTGGGTACAAGAATCTAGATAAGTTTTTGCGTACTAAATTTGTAGAATCAGTTAAAGAAACTTTTAAAGATAACGGATATGGTAATCAAGCTCCAGGAACTGAAGACGGAGATGAAGGTGGAGTGTTTATTATTACAGTCCAAGGCTCAGGTAGAATATTTGTAATGGATAGCGATTTTCATATTGGTGAAGCAGATGTTCCTTACATGGCTGAAGGTGCTGGACAAGAGTTAGCTTTAGGCTCATTATTCTCTACATCTGCAGTAAAGACACCTCGTCAACGTGTAAGAATGGCTTTAGAGGCTGCTGCAAAATTTAATATGGCAGTTAGACCTCCCTTTACAATTATTGAAGTGTAGAGTATAATAGATTTATGAAATGGTTTTCCCGTTTTTCTGCCCTTATGTTTGGATTACTTACTTTAGGAGTAATTAAAGATCTCCTTGAAAGAAACAGAGTCCTTGTAATTAATGATGAAGACGAAGATGATGAAGATGAAGATGATGAAGAGGGACCTAAAAATATAAATAATTTGAGGCCTCAAAATTATAATCACGCAATGGATCTTCGTGGGACACCAACTCATGTGTGCCCCTGTGGAAGCATTGTTTGGGATTTAAAAGCAATTTTTGAACATGGAGAAATTGCAACTTACTTTTTAGACATGGAATGTGCAAACTGTGGTAGTTTAGCAACAGCTCCTACCCCTATAGATATAAATGGAATGGATTAATGAGAAAATCTGAAAGAATTAGATTGCTTGAAATGGAAATGCTTAGAATGCAATTTCAAATTGAATACTTAAGTAGGGCAATAGATATTTTATTGCAGGAAAATAAACTAAAAGGCCCAGACTTAGATGCTGGTAAATGGTATACAGCTAAACTAAATAAAGATAACTAGGCTATTGACAAGATTGCCCACATTTAGTATTATTTCTATATGAATAAAAAAATAGCAGTAGGCGCATTAGTCTTTGCAATGGCTATACCTTCAACATCACAAGCTGGTATAAAAAATAAGACAGAAACAATTCCTACCCTTGCAATCCTTGACACAGCGTTAGACACTTCTATTCCATCTATTAAGGAAAAGCTTATATATGAAGTTTGTATATTAGAATGGAAAACCTGTCCTAATGGTGAATCTTTTATGGAAGGCCCAGGGTCTGCTCACTTGCCATTATCATCTATTACAAAAAATGGATTTGAACACGGAACTCAAATGGCTTCAGTAGCAATTGCTACAAACCCTAACATGAATATTGTTTTTATTAGAATTATTGGACAAAACACTAACTTAGGTAAACAATCCGCTGGTGAAAAAACAGTAGACGCTGCTTTAGATTGGGTTTATATTAACAAAGATAAGTTTAATATTAAAGCAGTTTCTATGTCTTTTGGAGACAATAATCATTCAAAGATTGGACACTATTGTTCAGTTGTTGAAAGCACACAGCAGTTAATTAAAAATTTGTTATCTGTTGGAGTTCCAGCGTTTTTTCCTACAGGAAACGATGGTGATTACAACATGATTGACTGGCCTTCTTGTATTCCAGAGTCATTTGCCATTGGCGCTGGCTCTAGAAGTGGAATAGATATAGACAGTAATTCAGACCAGTTACTAACAGATTTTTATGCTTTAGGAAAATCTAAAGCTATTTCTCCAGGAAACGTTGTTGAAAAAATTTCTGGAACCTCTGTATCTACTCAAATTGCAGCATCCCAATGGATTGTTTTAAAACAGGCTAAACCAGATTATACAGTTAAACAAATAACTGATTTAATTAATAAGACCTCTAAAAAAATTAATAGAGGTAAAAAGTTTCCAAAATATTTTGGCAACTTCTTTGAATTGGAGAAATCTTTAAATGGATAAAAGAATGACAGTACTTGAGTCAATAATTCAGGATGTAGGGACGGCCCTTTTTCAAAAGTGGGCTAATGCTCTTCCTCAAGATCAGAGTACAGAGGAAAGTCTCGCAGCTTTAAACAAAAATGCCACAGAGTCAACATACTTTGTTGTTAAAATGTTTATGGATAAATTTAATGAAGCAGCAGATCAATTGAAAGCTCAGCCAGAAGAAAAATGATATTAACAGATCAAACTTTTAATCAAGAGGTAGAGTCTAATGATCTCATTTTGATTGATTTTTGGGCTGAATGGTGTGGCCCTTGTAAAATGATCTCACCAATCCTGGATGAGATATCAAATGAGTATGGTTTACCCGTAGGTAAGTTAAATGTTGATGAGAATCCAGAAAAAGCTCAGGAATACTCTGTACAATCAATACCAACTATGGTATTATTTAGGAATGGAAAGCCTGTCCATACTGTGCTTGGCGCAATGCCCAAACACAAACTCTTAAAGGAGTTGGCGGAATGGCTAAGTTAGATTTTGATGAATGGATGGCATACGGAATTAAAAAAGGTTGGTGCGGACCTCCAGTATGTTATACACATGACGGACTACCAATGTCAGAGCAAGAAGATACAGAATTTGGTGAAGGCCAAGATCCCTGTGTTCATGTTGTTCGAATGTATGATGACATTGATACGAAAAAAGAAATAGAGAATAATCACTCTCCGTCTCAATGGCGGAACTCATACATAATAAACTAGAATTCTAATTCAGAAAGAATTAGAGTAAGAAGGAGAATAAAATAAATGAACTCATTTAAGAAAGTATCGCTAATCATCGCTGCAGCCCTGACTAGCACAATGCTTGTATCGCCAGCAGCTAACGCTAATGCTGGAACTGTCACATTAACGGTGGCGGGATCTGCAGCAACGGGTGGAACAGTAGTAACAACTCCTGTATCACTACCAGTGCCAGCAGATAACAGTATTGATGCAGCAGATGCATTAAAGATTGCTGTAACATCAGTAGACACAGGAACAGTAATAACAGCAGTTGCAGTAAATGCAACTCTTGTACCTGCTCTTGCAGCAACTGGTTCAGCAGTAACAGCATCATCTGGAACATCAACGCTATCAATTGCAACAGGAACTGGAACATCAGCAGACTTTTATGTATATACTAAAAGTACAGCAGTAGGATCAGTATCTATTACTCGTGCTGGAACTACAACAGTTTACTATGTACAAGGTACCGCAGGTGCTTTGAACTCAATTACACTAACTGCTCCTGCATCAGCAGCAGCGGGAACATCACAGGTACTTAAGGTATCTGGATTTGACGTGTTTGGTAATCTAAAGGGCGGAGCCACAATTAATACTTTGGTTTCAAGCTCTGGATCAGCACTATCAACAGCGCTAACAACTGACACAGTAACAGCAACAATTGGAACAAAAGAGCAGACAGTAACAATTCCTGCAACTGGTTCAGTAACAGTAGTTGCGTATGCAACAGTAGCAACAGCCGTAACAGGCTTAGCAGCGCCAGTAGGTTCTGTAAGCGCTACAATTGTAGTCCGTGACGTTTTATCAGAACTAGCAGCAAAGAATGCAGAGTTAGCAGCAGCAAACTCAGCACTTGCAGCAGAAAAAGCTGGTCGTGTAGCAGATAAAGCAGCAGCAGATTCAGCAACAGCAACTTTAAAGGCAGAGAACGAAGCCTTAAAGAAAACTATTGAAGATCTAAAGACAAAGTTCAATGCTTTGGCTAAAAAGTGGAACGCAAAGTTCCCTAAGCTAAAGGTAAATTGGATTAAGTAATTAATTCAGTTAAAGGGGCAGGGCCCAAGGGTCTTGCCCCTTTACCATATAAATGCTAGAATAAGGTATGGAACAAGACGAGATCTATAAACTAGAAGGATATTTTCAAAGAAAATATACTAAGTTAATAGTAGATCAAATAAAAAACTTTGAGTTTCCAGACGACTGGACACCAAAACAAGTAATAGATTATATTACTTATAAAATAGATAGGGAATAAATGTTTAATAAGCTAAGATTATGGTTGCTAGAGCAACAAGTAAAGGTAATGCTTGGAGAAGAGCCTAAGAAGGCCCCAGCCAAGAAAAAGGCCCCAGCCAAGAAGAAGGCCTCAGCCAAGAAGACCGCAGTTAAAAAGACTACTAAAAAGAAGTAATGTCTAAAGAAGAAATTTGTGAAATAGTGGGATGTGATAAACCAGCGTCCCGCATGACAACTACCGAAAGCAAATATATTATGGTTTGTGACGATTGTTGGCACCAGAAATATAAAAAATGATACAATAGTAGGATGGATGGATTTCTAGACCCATCTAAATACAACCTATAGGAGAACAAAATGACAACAGAAGGAATTAACTTAGACGGCTTTACAGCCTCAAAAGTAGAAGCAGCATCAACATGGCCAGTAGAGTCATACACAGAAGCACCTGCAGCAGCATTTCCAGCAGCAGACAAGTCATCACAAGATGGCGCAGGACTTGGCAACGGCGGTAAGTAATAATGTGCGTTGAATGTGGTTGCGAATCATTAGGAAGCGAAACAGGAATATCTAATATTCCTGGCGGTATCCTTGATGTTTCAAGAGATGGTGAAGCAGGTTTAACATTAAACATGACTTCAACACCTGAGCAGACAAGACAATTCATTAATGAGTGAAAATGGCACAGGTATGGCCACTCCGCCAAATAATCAACCATCTGGCGCAGTAACATCTCAAGAAGCAGCAAGAAAGAAACCTACACAAGGTAAATTCAGATCTGGAATAACAACTCCAAGACCGCCAACAAAAATAGATACAAACAAACATGGCATTCGAAGAGAGACTGTTTTAGGTCAAAAGAAAACTGGTAGACCAAAGAAAGATTAATCAAGTATTCCCCACTACCCTGCAAACGCAGGGTTGGTGGGGATCCTTATTGGAGAAGCATGTGCAAAGACTGCGGGAACTGTTCAAAAGAGCACACAACTACATTAGACGAAGCTATTGACAAAACCTTAGACAGTGTTATATAATTAGTATCTAGAGAAAGAAGTGTATATGTGGGATATACTATTAATTTTGACAGCATATTTTATAGGAATGACTTTTGGCAAATCAACCGTAAGACCAAAAGATGAAATAGATCTAATACATTTGTCTTTAACTCAAGCTCAAGAAGATTCACGTTTGTCAGAATCTAAATGGCTAGATGCAGAACAAAGGGCTGAGACCTGGGAACGTAGATACAATAATCTGCTTTCAACTACCCAAACATCGTTTGAGGAATAACATGAGTAAAAAAATGATCGTATTTATAGCAGCTTTGGCTACCCTTGGCGCAGCAGCGTATGCTGCATATAATGCCTTTAATCAATTAAAAGATATTGATTATGACTTTGATTTAGAGGAAGATATTGACGATGAAGAAAAGTGCGGCGAAAAGAGAGAACATGTTATTTAATTTTGTAGAGAAATACCTTATGCGTCCCAAGCGCCTCAGAGAGGCGATCCAGACCGTCGTAAGGGAAAATGATGAATTACTACGGGCATTGAAAGAATATGAGGAAGAAGAACCAACTAATCTAACATGGTCTGAGGGTGATACTTGGTATGGATGGACATATAGCCCAGAGAAGAAACGTTATTATTTTGACGATATTGGCAATAAGTCTATTATGGGCTTATGGGAAGATCAATGGCTTAGAGAAGACCCAGAGCATAAGATCAATGAGTGGGCAAAAGAAGAGATTGCTATATCTAAACAAAAAGGTGAAGTTCCGTTCTAGACTATACATATAGTTTTATTTGTAAATGTAAAGCTGAACTCTATGTAGAGATATCTAGAGAGATAGACTTTGAGCCTAAATGCCTATCATGTCATTCTAGTCAACTAGAATTAAGATACAGTATTATACATGGTAATCTATGGATGAATGATGATATATTGCACGAATAGTGAAGCCGTCGGCGGTAAGAACCCACCCTTGTCAGTACCTGACAGATATAGTATAATGATTATATGATACAGAGCCTTGAAATCCCTGATCCATTTGCTACTTTTGTGGCACGTAAGTATGCCAATTTTAAGGGTGCTAAGTATGACTTTTTTAGCGGGGAATGGGATATGAAATGCGGGGCATGTGAAGAAGAATTAAACGCTTTCAGTAAGAAGATGCTAACTAAGATAAGGCTATATCATACTCGTAATGAATGTCTGGGAGGGTACTAATGACTCATCCTCTATGCATTAATTATGGCTGCGACTTTCAACTAGACCTTGATGGTCAAGTTACATGCATAGTATGTAGATCTATGGGTGATGATATGCCCAATCCCCAACCTGATCTAAATCAATCTGGCTACGGCTACGATGAACTAAAAGATTTTGACATGGGCTATAAAGATAGTCCAAGAAGTAGAATAACTCCATTTAGGGGACCAATTAAATGATATACCATAAACACCTACTAGTTAACGCTAAGATACATAACCCAGTGAAGTCCGAAAAAGAAGGCATAGACTTCCTGATCAATTTAGTCGATTCCATCGACATGAAGATCATTAAAGGACCATTTGCCTCATATGTAAATGTGGAGGGGAATCGAGGGCTAACAGGAATAGTAATGATAGAAACTAGCCATATAGCTTTCCATATATGGGATGAGGTAAGACCAGGGTTAATCCAATTTGATCTATATACTTGTGGTCAACTAGAATTAAATAAAGTATTATCCAAGTTCAAAGAAACCTTTGATGTAGATACCTTAGATTACATACTATTTGATAGAGAAAACGGATTCAAGATAGAGGCGGAAGGGCAAATTATGACTGAAGCAAAAATACCAGGATATAAGCAAAATCCACCAGACTGGTGCGATGATTGTAATGCTGCTCCAGGTGGAGAGTGTCCAGATTGTGGATGCACTCATAATTGTTGAAAGGCGGGAACAATGATAGAACTATCACTAATAGCCATTACATGGTATATAACCAAGCTATACTATACAAGATCATTTAAGCTTGATATAGCAGAGTCAGATCTAATTAAAGTTACTTGCTCCAAATGTGCTAGATCAGGATATGTCAGTCAAGATAACCTACGTGCTCCATATTACTGCATCTCCTGTAAATAGAGCACAATAGGTATTACCTCCTATATCCCCCCTCGTTTAAACATCTCTCTAATAGCCTCCTAGAGCCTTATTTGGCATATTCTAGAGATGATGTAGCAGAATATATACTACTAATTTACTACTAATTATTACTATATTATATCTAATTAATTATATGTGTAATTGGACAGCCCTCCACTTTGCCCCATCGTAATCCATTTTGCCCCACATAGACCCCATATGCCTATCATATTTCAGGGATTCTGTCAATAGCCTCGTAAATGGCATATTTTGCCCACATTGTCAATAGATTTTATAGAGAAAATTTGCCTATATTCTGGGTATATTATGCCAGATTAGATATATGTTTTATATAATTCCATATACATTATATTAGATTAGATATACTTTATTCTAGAATTTGAGGGATTTTTTATATAGCTCCGTAAAGGGGATATTCGGCCCACATTTTTTCCACAAAAATATCCACACCCTGTGGATTAGGATGTGGATAACTTTGGGCTATATTAGATTAGATAGTTGCTTGGACTATATTAGATTGATTATTAGTTTCATGTAGCCAAGAGTATCTATATGATTTCTCTTGTTCTTTGGGTAGGGATTTTATGAATTCCGCCCGTTCTTTTGGTGTGATAGGTAGATTGATATTTTTGAAGTCATTACTTATCTTTATCTTGTCAATAACTGTATCTAGTTTATGGGCTATTGCTAGACCCTCTGATACCTGACCGCCTGTTTCTACCTCACGGTCATATCGTCTTGCCTGCTTTTCGATTACCCACGCTACTACCTCCATAATACGGTCTAGGGTGTATGTAGGTTGGTCTGCCAGATACCTGCCTAAAGCGGCAGGATTGAAGAAATGGTCTTCTACTGAGTTTGCTAGAAGTTCTCCGATTTGCTCTTCTTTGGTTTTCATATTCCGCCTTTCCTATGACCTTTGATTATAGCACGAAGGGCTGACATTCGCCAGCCCCTCATGATCATACAATAGATTAGTTACTTCTTTGGTGCCTTTGATTCCGCCTCGAATGTTACCCCACTTGTTTGGGCATCTGAGATTGCCTTGACTGCTGCAGCTGAGAAGCGACCACGCTTACCAACAGTAATGCCTTGTGACTTTAAGAACTCACGCTTTGTTGCCATTTGATTATCCCCTTTCAAGAGATCTTTATATTCAGTATATCGGATACCCACGATTTTGTAAATACCCCCGTAACGGCCAAGCTCGGCCCTTACAGTCCGCCTTCTAGATTGATCAACGTATCTTCATCTAAGAATACGTCTGTAGCTTCAACCACATCATCGGTTGGGATTTCATCCCATTCGATCAGTGGACGTGCATTAGCAAGCTCCGCTGCCTGGTATTCGTCGGTGGCGGAAACAATGGTGTAGTAATTTGTAAACTTGGTACCAAACACTCTATACAGAGGCATATAAGGATTCCCTTTCTTCCCATTCAGCATATGTGCGAACAGTAAAGTCCTTACCTAGATTGTAACAGAATAGGACTGCTTCAGTCAATGACTCTGTCTCATATATTGGGATATCTAAAGGTATATTAGATTTATCATATACTTCAAACATATCTATACCTCCAGGTGAACATGAGTAATTAACTTCCAGGATTTCTAAACTTGGTACGTAATCAGACATTTGTCCCCTCAGCCTTCCCCATACGATCTTTAATTAGATTAGATATAATATTATGTGCTTCATCTACCTCATGTAAAGATCCAGACCATAGCAAGGCTTGGGCCTTACTAAGTTCTGTATTGATATGATTATCAGTCTGTTGCATCTTCGTCCTCCTCGTCATCCTCAAACATTGTATCCACAATGTAGTCCCTGCTTAACATCCAGTCTTGTACCTCTTCTTGGTGCTGTTCCGCCCCGTACTCCAGAGAGAAGCCCTGGCCCGCCTGCACGGCCTCACAGAGGTTGTCCCACATCTGGTCCTGTGTTACTTTGACCTTGTAGGTCTCATCTTCCATTATGTTATTAATAGTCGACCATGTCCATAGCCATACCATGGATAACCCAAGGTCGGTGGTATCAAGAATCTTTAAACATTCGTTTAGTTTATCTTTATCCTCTGCCTTCATTTAGGTTCTCCTTAATATCTCTAAGTATCTTATCATTCTTAGCAAATGCTATGTCATACGTAAGACCATATAGTTCTCCATATGTTTCAAGGACGCCTTCCCAATATTTGCGTTCCATAGAATCTATGGCTTCGCCTGATTCTTTTTCAATTTGTTGGGCACGTTCTAGTTCTTGTTCTGCTTCTAGCATAAGGACCTTTAGTTCGCCGTGCATTATGTCTGCTCCGTCCATGTCAAGGTTTACCATGCGTTGCAAATGGGGCGGGAGCCCAATGTCTTCATTATTCATTGTTATACCTTTCGTTAGTTTCATTCATTATATCAGTTGCCACTGACAATAAATGGTCCATACAAGCAATTGCTCCTTGAAGATATTCTTTTGGATATCCCTCATTTGTTACCTCATGCTCCTCAATTGATTCAATATCTTGGATTAAAGATAACTTATGTAATTTCATATATTCTATAAAATAAGATGATTTAGTCGGTGTGGTCAAAATAACCCTCCGCCCATAGGCCTTGTAAGAAACTAACAGCCATTTCTAAATCATTCCTTAGTTCTGTCTTATCCATTAAATCGGACGGGGTCCGAAGATAAAAAAGCTTTGAATCATGTACAGCATTAATCATTCTATTTAGATCTGATTCAGTATATCCTAACATAAGTAGTACTCATCCTTTTCTGTATATCCATAGTACACGTTGTACTGTTGCTTTAACTCAGGTGAAGCATACTGCATAAATTCATATTCAGCATATTCAGGACCCTCATCACAATTTTTATTGGACCATTGGTCAAATAGTTCTTCGCCAATTTCCTGTTGCATTGCACCTGTAATGTGCTCTGCTACCGTATCTATAAATAGTTCCGCCATTATACTTCCGCCTTTTCTGTAGTCTTTAAGTATATCTTATGGGTCTGACATTTTGCCATAGCCTCTTCATCCTGCCAAGAACCATAATTACATTCTGAGCAGAATTCACCGCAGTCATCTTCGCAATACTCTACTGTGTTATATGAGTCACATTCAGAACAACGGTTCTCATATTCTAAGAGTTCCTTTACTTCACCACGGACAATCTCATATTCCCCACCCCAACCTGTCTCTTCCTCAAACTCTAATGTAAGCAGGCAGTTAGGAACAAGATTAGATAGTTTAGTTAAGATAGTTACAGCAGGAGACCATGCAGTATTATATTTATATACTAGCCAGTTATCATCACCTTTTGATTCATATTCAAGTAATTCAGTATCAGGATACTCATCACCGTCTGATACGGCTACATCCCATTTAGTTCCCCAGTTAGTTGTATTCCATGAATACCAATCTTTCTGAGTTTTAGCAAAAGCAACAGACTTAGCAAACCACTGAGGGTCATTTGTATCAACACCTGAACGGTCAGGTTGCTGAACATATTCTTCCATTGTGATACCGTCTTCTAATGGAGAGTGGATATTCCAAAATGCAAAAACAGGGGCGGAATAAACAGTTTCAGATACTTCCATTTCATTAGTCTTAGGATTCCAACTATCATGTAATACCTTGTATGGCTGATTTAACTTATCTTTGATATAATCTACTTCTGACTTTGGACCTTGTATGGTCAAAGTGTTATATACCCAATTTGGCATTTGATATCCTTTCGTTGATATGTTCTAATTATATAATGGACCACTGACATTTGTCTATGCTATATCGTGTGATTCACACCACATTGCCCATATGTTATGATTAAATAGATATATGTCTAATATGTCCAATTTCCAGGATTTATATATGTTACCCGTAAATAGAAATTATTCCCCTCAGCTGTTGCGGGCCATCAAAAAATCCCCTGGTGTTAGCTTCCAGGGGATCTTAAGAGGGCTGCAGTCGGTAACCAACGAAAGTAAAGACCAACGCTTTATTTAACCCCTGGCCCGTAGACTATAGGGGCACCTTTAAACTAAACTGATACTACGGCGTCCGCATACTTCTCAACAAAGTTGCTTAGGTCCATAGTAAAGATTGCGTCATTGCTCATCCCTCGAACCTTGTTGTCCAAGTCATTGTGTGGCGCCTCTTCGTGAAGACTAAATGTCTGCTGCTTGAAATCAACGATAGCAATCTTGTGCTCGTTATCATTAATCTGATTTACACTAAGTCCCCATCCTGTTTCTGAATTCCAGTCATCTGCAACCATTTGACTGATTGCGATACGTGTTGCATATGAAGGGTCATTCCAGCGTGGACGTGCTTTAAAGACGGCCTCTGCTAGATTTGCTAGCATGTTATGGCCTGCCCAATGTCCGTATAATACAATTGTGTGTCCGTTCGGTTGAACGAATCCGAAGTTTGCTCTGTCTCCCATTTTATTCCGCCTTTTCTAGTATAGGTATTGCTTCTTCCGTTTTATTTAATTCTATCACTTCGTAGGCCTTTTTGTCAAGGGCCTCTTTATATTTATTATAATGGTGTCCACAGAAAGCTAAGTCACCATCTAATAGTTTAATCAGATGTGAAGCACGAGCTACGCTGCAAGCATCACAATAATAGATTAGATTTAGATCCTCAGAGGTCATAGTCAACAGTTCCAAATTCTAGGCGGTCAGCGATGTCGTCCATTACCTGTCCGTCATCTGCTGTTGTCTCTGCCCAAGATCTTAAGTTAAGTATAATAACTTCTCGTGCAAATTTAACACCATCTTCAAACCCGTCTTTGTAATCCATTTTATCTCCTAGTATCCTGTTGATTCTTTGTCTGACCAGTATGATTCTTTTAAATTATACTTGTCACGAATGCGACTTACTTTCTCAATACTACCAGTTCCAACATTGAATGTCAACGGTGGCATGAACTCAGGATCAAGTCCAGTAATTTGTGCATCCCAATAAGCCATCTCTAAAGATAGCCTATCGGGAGCAGTCAACTCAAAATACATTAGCACTCTCTTACATTAGTTACATATTGCTCATCAACCTGAATGTTTCCGCTTTGTGTTTCAACATAAAGATTTTCTGTAACTTCTGATTCTACATCTGTGCCATAGTTAGCAAGTAGGTCTATATCAACAGTTCCAGTAACTTCAACAGTTGCAGTAAATTCAACTGTTCTAGTCAACTCAATATCAAGAGCCTCAGCAATTGCACGGAGTGTATCTTGGTCTTCTGAATCAGGATATGCTTCAGAAATAATTTCTTTAACTGTGTCTATCTTGTTATTAAGTTCAGTAACTCTTTTATTATATTCACGTCCATTATGCAGGTCCCACTCTATACTAGAAACTTTGTCTGTAGTATATTCTGCATCCGAATATCCACGGATAACTTTATAAGTCACCAATAGATTAGCGTTATATGATTCAGGTACTACAGGTGTTACTGTAGCGCCGTAGTTTGTATCTTCCATTTTATCCTCTTTCGCTTGGTTAGGGGTTGATTCTACCACACTGGTCTGACACCATACAACTGCTGGGTCTGAACAATTACAGGACGGGTCCTGAAAATGTATCCCCTTAGATACGATCTCAATAGATGCATCGCAAGATGTACATACATACCAATATGATTTGAACATGTCGCTATTATAGCGGTCCCCACTGACATATACAATAGATTTCAGGGGTTTTTTTATAAAAGCCGTAAAACGGACATTTCGCCTTCAGGTCTGCGGGCGTCTCATATCTTGAGATGCGATTCGTATGGGATTTGAACCCACGATCTCTACCGTGACAGGGTAGCGCTTTAACCGCTAAGCTAACGAACCAAATAAAAAACGGGGGAGATTTTATCCCCCCCCGTTAGTTAGCATTTATTTAGAATGCTTTTACTAACTTGAGAAGTTTATTTTTCTCAGCAGTAAGGATTGGGTCAAATCCTGAAGCACCAGCCATAAGTGTTTCGGAATTGCCACGACCTGAACGGAAATAATCAAGGCGCTCAGTTAGTGCATTGAACGCACCCCACTTAGTTCCCTTGACATTAGCGTTAGTTGGAGAGTTATGATATAGGTCATCAATTAGCACAACCTTATTCTCCCATTTAGTTAGCGCAACCTTTGAAGCATCATCGGCAGGCTTTGGGTAAATTGTTTTGATAAGTTTAGAAAATTCAGCATCAGTAATTGCCTGAGCAAATAAAGCCTTAGCCTCAATTTCAAATTCATCAAAGTAACCTAGAGCAAGCCCAAGAGTTTCACGAGCAACCTGAATGCGACCTTCAACAGATTGTGTGTGACGAATCTTGAATGATTGCTTAGCATTCTTCATCGCAAGATTAAGAGTGTTTTGGCATACAACACGAACAGGAGTAACGGCTGCTTGAACGGCAACAGAACCATCGTGTGAAGTCCATACAATTAAGTATAGTTTTGTTTGGTCATTAGCGCCTTGTGGGTCTAATACCATTGTGCGTGGAATATCTACAGTTCCAAATACTACTTTGCCCTTTTTTAATGAGCCAGCAGATTCCCAACGACAATCGGAATTTGCATCGTGAATTGCATCAGCGAATGCAAACAGTTCTTCATTCTGAACTGGCTTGTAACGCTTTCCAACAGTAGCAAGAACATCGGTTCCGCCATTGAATGGATTTGTGCGTAAGACTAGAGAAGCCTCAGATACATCGTTAAATGTTTCTGGGATATATTCAGTAATTGGAGATAGGCGAACATTCCAATTAGACAACTTTGCTTCTTCAAGCATTGATTGTGTTGTAACTTCCTCATCTTGAGTAAAGATACGATTGGCAAGATTGTGCCAAGCAGGAGCACCACGAAGCGCAAATGCAACTTCGCCATTTTCCATTTCTAGATTATGAGCCATTTTTATTTCCTTTCGTTTGTTGTTAGATTTATTATAACATCTGCCACTGACATTGTCTAGGATTAGTTATAATATGTCCGAATTGGGCGATGTGATCATTCTCACAGATTTCCAGGGATTGTGAATAACTCTCTTAAACCTGTGGATAACCCCGCAGCTCTGCGGGCCAGCTGCAGCAAAAGAGAAGATCGCTGCAACTTTTTAGCCAAGGAGTTTAGTTAATTTTGTTTTCTTAGGAATAAATTCTGTCGGCAGCAGTAGCGCCGTAGTTTTCTTTTTCTTTAAATTGTCATAAACATAAGCACGAATTGTTCCGTTAAAACGGCGGAGATTAGAAAATACTAATTCAGTTAAGTATTCCTTATCAACACCCTGCTCAGAGTAGATAGTTAAATCATTTGCTTTGTTTTCGTCATATATTTCTACACGATAACGATTTTTCATTTTGTTCCTTTGTTAGTAGGGATTACTATTTTAACATAGGGGGCTAGGTTTTGTCTAGCCCCCATAAAACTATTTACCGATTTTAACCATAGCGTAACGGATACCGCTACCTGTATCTAATCTTAGTTTAGTTAGATTAGGACGGATAGAGATGATTTCGCTAATAGCACCAGTAACACCGCTTTTGCCTGTGGTGAAAGTATCGCCTAAACGATAAAATCTACCTTTAGCAGTATCTAGTATTGGTGACATTTTATTCCTTTCGTTAGTAGGTGGTTGAGCAGTTTAGCAACATGCTCAGGTTGTTGCTTGTTATTTAGAGATAACGAGCAATAGCGTTGTATGTGGAAGCATTTACAGTTTCCTCATCGGTCATTTTAAGAATACGAATAGCATTTTCCATCTCATCTTTCATCTCACGATAAGAGTGCTGATGTAGTTGTTCGTAGTCCTTAGTTGGTTCAGCAGGAAAATCTTTCTCGTCAATAATTATATCAAAATCAACATTGAGAGTTTTATTCCAGTTGCGATAGTTGGTGCGTAGGTTTTCTGATTTAGTAAAATTAGCAATAGCCCACTTGCCAATTTCCTTACGCCACTTCTCTAAAGCCTTTTGGTATTTGGCTTCGTTTTCGTCTTGCTTTGTGTAATCAGCCTCTAGTTTGGCTAATCTTGTTTCTAAGGCTTTGATAACCTTAGCAGTAGGGATTTTTACTTGTATTGCTTTACCTCTTGTTGCCATTTGTTTCCTTTCGTTGGTTGGTTGATTAGTATAGCAGGGACTACCGACAAGCAGTAGCCCCTGCTATATGTTTATTTAGTTAGCAGTTGCGCTTGTCCAGCGGTCTTTGCCTTCTACATCAAGCAGGATACGACTTGTGCCGTTAGGCAGAGTATCTACCGACTTGATTATTCCTGTGATACCGCTTTGAGTTGTTGTGTAGGTCGTGCCTACCTCTAGTGTTGAGTTGGTCATTTGTTTCCTTTCGTTTGTTTGTTAGTAGTATTATAGTGGATACCACCGACATTTCCCTTCATTTCTGAGGGGAGTGTCGTGTGAGGTTAATCACACTCAGGTAGCCAAAACTCTAGGTGGTGTTGGTCAATAATTGCGGAGGCGGGTGCTGTATCTAATCCTTTATACGATACGCCTTCAGGCATCTTTATCTGTCGATCAAAATCCTCATCATAGTATGCGTCAATAGCATCTATGCAAGGTTGCACCATAGAAAGTGGAACGGGTGGGTAATGATTACCCTGTAAGTGATAGGCTAATTGTGTTTCTAAATCTAACACGCTATCTTGAATACCTAGTGCTGTTATACTTCCCATTTAGTTATTCTCCTCTAGTATAGTTTCTGATAGGTTGTCCATTTCATCTATTGTAGCGCATAGGTCTGACATTTCCTCTTTAGTTAAACATACCTTAGTTACAAGGTCTGCTACTTTGCTAGATAGGGCTGTGGAATACATAAATAAATACTTAGCAAAAGTTTCATCTGATAGCTCATTTCTGCGTTCATGGAGTTCGCCTGCTAACCCCATAATTTCCTCATCAAAAATACTGTCTTTGGTTGCGTCAAGGATACCGAGGGCAGTTGATAACATTAGAGAACGACCTTTAGTGTTGCAAAAGAATTGCCTGCGTTGCACTCATCTATAATTGGTTTTAATGCAGGCGCAATTAAAGACTTTAGCATACCTTCTAGCATAGCAATTTGCATTGTCTCAGGTAGCGCAAGTAATTGTTGTGCAGTTGGATTAGTTTCATCTAATTCAGTTATGAATTGTAAAGAGTGTTTTACTATTTTCATTTATAGCCTTTCGTTGTTGGATAGTTGCAATTATAGCGTATGCCACCGACATTTTAGGCAACCCGCCCCAGTTTTCAGGGTGATTTCGGTCACACCCGTAACGACACGCCCGACCCCGTAGTACTGCGGGCCTTTTACTCCTCCTGGCCCCATATGTCGGGGTCTACCTCCGCTAAATATTCTTTAGCAGCTTTTTTTTCAGATTCATCACCAGTAATTAAAAGCATTAGCGAATTATAAAATTTTAGGTCCGCCATTATTTTTTACTCGCAGAAAATCTAATATCTGCTTTACCGTAAACACATAATCCACATGACACGCATGCACTACCTGAACTTGATATTAACGGAATAGATTTCATATTCTCAGGACACTTAGCCCCAGGCTTGCCCGTTAATTCTTTCATTGTACTTTCGGTTACGGCAAATGTTTTTCCTAAGTATGCAAGGCGAATACCTTCGTTTACTTTTAATTCGTGACCGATTTCTTTATTCTCATCGTCGGTGGAATAGTAAAGAGATAGATTAGATACATCCTTTAGAATAAGCGCTGCAGACTTTACACGGGTGTAAACCCAGAATTGAATATCGGAATGATTTTCGATAACGGTCTTCCAGGCATAGGTATAAGTATCATTGAAAAAATCTCCGTCCCAGTGGATACGGAATAACTTAGGCGCATTCTTCTTATTACAATCAGAAACAAAATCAACGATCATTTCATCCAATAATCTCACCATTGTGTCATTGTCTGCATTGCGTAACAATTCCCAGTTGTGCAAAAGATTAGCCTTTACTGCCTTGTATAGTTTTTCCAATTTGCCTGCATAGCAAACAGTCTCGCAGATAGACGTTGCACCAGGACATGAAAAATCTTTTCCTGCGGGTAATCCGAACGTGTTAGCAATTGCTGCTTGTTTTCCATTTTTTGTGACAAGGTTAGCCACCTTTCTATCATTAGAACGTTTTAATTTCATAGGGGCAATTATAGCGGATAGGTCCGACATTATAAATCCCCCATTTCTGCATCAGCCATGCGTGACATCATGCGCCACATATCTTGCTTAATAACATTATCGGATCCATAAAGAGATCCATCACAATCATTCATTTCATGACCGCAGCATGGGAAGTCTTCGCACATATTCATAAGTTGACCTTTCGTTTGGTGAGTTGATAGTATATCAGGGTTGACTGACATTTTACGCAACACGCTGCAGATTTCAGGGTGTTTTATATCACACCCGTAACGACACGCCCGACTCCGCAGCTCTGTGGGCGGGCCTCGAACATCTGTTCTAATTAATTATTGATCGATTTTATTTTTATGTTTTATTTTTCTATTATATTTTTTTTTATTGCGAACAGGTTGCGCCGCATTACTGCGACGCAATTCCTGAATTCGTTTTACTTTATTTTGAAGTGAAGTTAGGAACATGATACCCACTCGCTTCGTGAAATCGTTTTACATCAAATCGCTCATTATCTTTCGCAAACATTTCCGCAAAGTCATGAACGGTTTTACTAAAAACAGCGGGGTGAGTTTTATTGCTAATATACTTTAATATTTCAGCGGTAGCAATATAATCTTTACGGGTCATCATTTCTGCGACACCAATCCAATCCGATTAAAGTTTTTAGTATACATTTTGCCATTAGGCATTGATAAATTATATGTTGCTAATTCATTAGCAAAACCAACATCATAACATTTTGAAAATGCTTCAAACGCTTGTAATGCGTCAGCAAATTGGAATGTATATTCTAATTTGCCGTCATAGTAAGTATCTAGTCTATACATTATTTATTTACCCAATCTACATTTAATTCATCGGATAAATCTGCGATACAATCGCAAGGCTCTACATCATAATTATTTTCGTTTCCGAAAAATAAAAATCCTGCGCCACCGCATTCATCGCAATTCGCTGCGATTATTTCTATGTATTCTTTCATTTTGCTCATTTTAGGTTTTCCCTTTCGTTTGGTTGAATTGTAATTGTAGCAGATAGCACCGACAAGGCTTCCGCTTTGCTTGCTTGGCGTGTTGCTTGAACATGCGCCTTAAATTCATCTAGGTTCATTAGAGAGCCCCCTCATTTAGTAATCCAATTTCAATGTTAAATAATTCATCGGGAGTGGCTTCGGATAAATCTACCCAGCCAGCACCCTCATTATCTAGGCGAAAAATTTCAATGTATCCCATTATTATTCACCAACCTTCACCGCAATTGTGCGATATTTATTACGCAAAGTATGAGCAGAATAAACTTCTACCAAATACGCTTCCGTATTTTCTCCATACCAAATTGGTTGATTAGATTTCTCTGCTGAGATAATTTCTCCACGCAAAGTTTTTGAGTTATAGATTTTACCAATTAGTAAATCTTGTATTGTGTATAAGTTAGCCATTGTTAGCCACTTCCTTTCGTTATACCGCAATTATAGCGGAAGCCACCGACAATTCTCTACCTACTAGCCAGTAATTCCAAATAATGAGACGCTCAAGTGGTGTGTTGTTAATCACATTTGGGCTGTGGACGACACGCCACGACACGCCCAAAGTTATCCACAGATTTCAGGGTGTTTTTAATCACACTCGTAAGACACGCCCGACCCCGCACAGAAGCTAGGGGCCGATCTTGACAATGTCAAGCCGACACGCCGTCTATTCTTTGTTAGTTTGCTCACACACGCATTTAGTATATGCGCCAGCGTTGAGCCTACCGCATTTAGGGCAGGTGTAGAAACCAGCAGGATTAGCCACTATCTACCCCACTTATATCCTACTAGATCGCAAGCGTATCCGTCTGCGGTGTTCTTGCAGTTAGCATAGATAGGCTCTGAGAAGGCGGAGAAGGTAAGTAGCCCTATTACTAGGGCTAAGGATAATCTAATCATTACTTACGACCTCTCCACAATTTAACGCCAACTATAACAATTAGGGCGGTAGCAATACTTAGCCAATTAAACTCTGTATAAAACCACTCTGTAGAAATTGTTAATCCGAAATTGCTTACCTCTAAATCAAAATAAATCATTATTCGCTATCCTCCCAATCTAGTGTTAATTCTTTCTCGATTATTTCATCAAGGCTTACGATATCGCTATCGCTAATCGCCTCAGCGTTAATCTTATCTAACGCCTCTTCTTCATCTAGATAGACATAAGCGTCTGCTATATCCGCTTGGATAGTGTCCCATTTAGTCATCATTAGTTAGCCTCGCTCTCATCTATGTCGAACATTTCAGCAAAAATCTTGTTTGCTTGTTGTAAGGCTTCTAGTGCCTCGTTTAGTTTATCCATTTTCTTTTCTTCTTTCGTTAGTTGTTAGTTGGTTATTGAGCGGTTATTTGCTAGGCTCACCTTTCGGATTATTTGCTAGGCTCACGCTCTAATTCTTTATTTAATTTGTATGTCGTAAGACTATCAGATTAGACTGACATTATCAAGCGACACGCCGTTAGGCGTTAGTGTGATTATGCTCACACTTGGACTCTATATCGTGTCCATATTCCTCTACGAGTTCCTCGTAGATTTCGTCCATATAGTCTAGATAATCGTTCATTAGATTACCGCCTTTCTTTAGTAAGAGTTTCTTACTTTCTTTATATAATAATCATAGCAGGGGGGACTGACATTTAGGGGGGGCTACTCGCTAGTATAAAAATAAATCTTTGTGATATAGACCACACTCACGCTCAAGGTTAATAATCTATGGGCTCGCTATATAGACAAATCGGACATTTTTAAATACTGGATCATACAAAATAAAACTCTATTAACATTTTAGTAAACCTAAATTCCTAATCAACTAAAAATATTTTTACAGCTATCGTTGACATACGAAAATAGTTAATGTTATAATTCCATAGGGGGGTCGGGGGGTCAGGAAATACAAGAAATACAACGAATACAAAATATAACATATATAGTATATATAGGAAGAGTGTAGCATATTAACACAATACTATCATCAGCGAAAAAAATATCTTTAACATCTAAAATTTTATCTTTAGCTATACACAGTTCTATGTTACTTGCTAGTACACAATTAAATACTTTTATAATGCAGATGGATCCACATACTTCTATACTTAGATATATATCTTAGTTGACTAGAATATATAGATAGTATATAATAAAACAATGGCATCAACTAGATTAGTAACTTGTGATAAATGTGGGCGGGAAATAGAAGTAAGATCTGGATTTGCACATCTAACACTATCTAATCATTATAAGAGCTGTAAGTAGAAAAAAAATATTTATTAACATTTTGTTAAATCTAATATTGTAGTCGACTAGGATATATATAAATATGAAATGTAATTTCTGTGACAATGCTAAATATGTAGATAGATTAAACAATAAAGGTGTACTAGAGAATTATTGTGTAGAGTGTATATCTAAATTAAATTCAAATAAAAACGGGTAACCTAAGAAACTCTACTTGCTATACTTAAGCCATATGAGACTCATTTCGGGTACAAGGTACCAATGAAGGCTGAAAAGCTCTCTATAGCCAAGCAGAAGGCTTATTTGGCCCAATACATTAGAGACCTTAAGAACACAACTCCTTGCATGGACTGCAAATTGATCTACCCATACTATGTTATGGACTTTGACCACGTCAGAGGTCGCAAACAGGCAAATGTTATGGAATTGATCAAGAGTTTATCTAAGAAGAAGATTGATGAAGAAATAGCTAAATGTGAGATAGTATGTTCTAATTGTCATCGTATTAGGACTTATATGAGAAGGATAGCTAAAGTTAAATAGGGTCTTCTATCTCCGCCGCACTTTTTTCGGACTCACTTTTCATATCGCACTTTATTTAGTATAATAGAATTATTGACCCATAGCTCAGTTGGTAGAGCGTCGAACTGTTAATTCGAATGTCCCAGGATCGAGGCCTGGTGGGTCAGCTTAGCACCAGTAGCCAAGTTGGTTAAGGCCCCGAACTCATAATTCGGTTATCGTAGGTTCAAGTCCTTCCTGGTGTACTATTGACATGATTCGATCCATTTTGTATAATCGAACTATGAAACATAAAGAAAACATTATTAAGCTTAGGGCTGAAGGTAAGACATACAATCAGATAGTAGAAATACTAGGTTGTTCTAAGGGAACTATTGCATATCATCTAAGCGAAAGCGTAAAGGTTAACTATAATACCCGTCGAAGAAGTTATAGGCGAGTTATTGATAAACACATTAGAGAATACAAAGAATCCTTTGGTTGCATTGACTGTGGAGAAAAGTATCCGTATTACATGCTTGATCTAGATCATATATCAGATAATAAAGACTTTAGTGTTTCTGCTTATAGAAATCATACCCACGATATTGAGATCATAAAAGCGGAGATTGCTAAATGTGAAGTTGTTTGTGCTAATTGCCACAGAATAAGAACTTATCAAAGATCTGGCAAACCTTAAAATATAAAACAGCAGAAAAAATCCCAATCAGAGGCGGATCCGATTGGGTTTTCCTAGTGTATTGCTACACGTTATACTGGGAGCTTAATCTTGTGGGATGCTACAACCAGTACATATAAAGTATAAAATAACTTAAATTCTATGTCAAGCATTTATTCCCAGAGAAGTTTTTGATTTGGGTCAAATAGCCATTCTTCTTCTTTGTACTTGTTGTCCTCTGTCATTTCGTAGAGTATCTCCATGAGTACCCTGCATTCTTCATGCTTCCAGGTTAGGTTACATCTACCGTTCTCTACATTAAGGCATTTGTTTAAATAGGACTCCACTACATTAATGCTGTGAACACTATGCATTGTCTTTTTCCTGTTCGCTGGGGGTAAATGAGGGGGCAGGTCCTAATAGGTAGCCTTGATTATGATATTCAACCATCTTGGATACATCCTCTGGCCCAACCATCTTATTAGCAATTAGAGTCAGAAGGTCGTATATTCTGTGTAGCATAATGTAATTAACCATAGGTAGGTTATCTTCTAAATTTTGTGGTTTTTCATTCTCCGTCATTAGGCCGCCCCAAGTCTTCCCAGAACTTTTCTCTACCCATAGAGTCAGTTTCCTTTATTTGACCGCCGTCAGTTTCTATCGACGCACTCTTTAAGTTTTGCATAATATTCCGTCCCAATAGTTTTCTTAAAATCACATGAAAGGCAATATAAGTATATCTCATTTTCTTCTGACAGGTTAGGCATCAGAAGGCCCTGATCCATTGGACAATCAATCCTAGGAACAAGGCCTTCCTCTGCGAGAGTTAGGTATTTAGATACTAGCTGTATCTTTTGCAATCTAACTCCTCCTTAATTTTTTGGAAACTCTGGTATGAGGTTCCTGGCCTTATCTATCGAGTTAGGCCAAGATGACCAATCTTTGCCGCCTTTGGTCATATAGTACGTTATCTCTGCATTTGTTACTGGATCAAATAATTCCTTATTTGAAACTAATTCGAATTTTTCTTTACGATTCACACCTAGGTCTCCCAACATGTTAATCTGAAAAATCCCGTAAGATTTATCTCCAGTCTTGACATTGTCATTTAAAGCTAGCGGTCTCCCATTAGACTCTACACGAGCAACAGCCCAAGCTGTTTTTAAAGCAGTTCCTTCAAATCCTACAGCCCATAATAAATCTTTTAAATCCGAGGCTGTAAGCATTTCTGAATGCTTATAAGTATCATTGCTGAACTTATCTATTATTTCTCTTTTTAGTTGTTTTTCGGTTTTTATTACCTTTACAGGTAATGTAGTTAACGCTTGACTTGATGTTGGACCAGGCTGGACTGTAAACAAAAATAATGTTATCATTACTATGTAAGACCAGTTATGAGCAACATCGCTCAAACGTTCTTTGATTTTCTCCATTGGCATTTCCTCCTTTAGAGATAACGAACTATAATAGTAGCATTACTTGACAGCGGGTGTCAAGCTAGTTGACCAGAAGACAAATATGAATATATCGCTTGGAATGCCCAGATTAGGACTAAATCCTGCAACAGGATATGGATATGCAGCGCAACATATCGTTAAATCATTACAACTTTTAGGACACACAGTAAATTGGACTGATCCAAAAGCCGATGTTCAATTAAATTTTACACAGCCTAGTAATTATAAATTACATAGAGGTCAATATCAGATTGCATATACTCCATGGGAGTCAACAGTTATACCAGAACGCTGGCGAGAAAAGCTAAATCTTTGTGATGAGATATGGGCTACGTCAGATTGGTGTGCAAATGTATTTACAGATAATGGATATAAAAATGTTAAAGTTTATTCACATGGCATTGAAGATATCTGGACGCCAAAACAGAGATTAGAATCTAACACTATAAAATTTTTGCATGTTGGAGAACCTGCTCCAAGAAAAGCGGGACAAATGGTAGTGGATGCATTTGTAGAACTTTATGGCAATAACCCTAAGTACTCTTTAACTATAAAAGCACATAAAAGTAATACTACTCGTATTTATGATAATAGATTAGATAAAAACATTATTGGGGTTCCTGGCGATTTATATAGCAATATCAAATTGATAACAGATGAGCTAGACGATAAGTCTCTAGTAAAGCTTTACCATGACCATGACATTCTTGTATACCCAAGTTATGGAGAAGGTTTTGGTTTTATTCCGCTTCAAGGACTTGCAAGCGGTATGCCAACAATATCTACTTATGATTGGGCACAGTATAAAGATTACATTGGTCCCCTTAAGTTAAAATCAGATCTAATAGACTCTCCATGGGAATATGCACATGAAGGACAAGTATTTGAACCAGACTATCAACATTTAGTAAAGGTTATGGCAGATGCTGCTAATAATTTTAAAGTATACTCTGGTTATTACTTTGCTCAGTCAACTAAGATTCATAAAGAATATAATTGGGTTGAGTTGACCAAGAATGCATTTAGTCATTTAACAGAAAAATTCTAATACCCCTTCCCCTTTGAATTAAACTTTGGTAGAATTAGACTTCAATCAAAAATTATATAACCGCAAGGCGGAGAAAAGGTGCTACTTAAAAATGTCAAGAACTATTGAAAACCCATACGAAAATTTTATTGCGTTGTCTCGTTATGCAAGATGGCTGTCAGAAGAAAACCGTCGTGAGACATGGGGAGAAACAGTAGATAGATACTTTGACTTTATGTTAAACCATCTTTTTAAAGAACACGCATATGAACCAGAATCAAAATTAATAGAAGAACTTAAGTTAGCAGTCTTTAACAGAAATGTTATGCCATCAATGCGATCAGTAATGACAGCAGGTGCCGCATTAGATAGAGATCACGTAGCAGGATATAATTGTTCATTTGTACCAGTAGATAATCCAAGATCATTTGATGAGACTATGTATATCCTTATGTGTGGCACAGGTGTAGGATTCTCTGTTGAGTATAAGTATGTTAATAAACTTCCTGCCGTTCCAGAATCATTTGAAAAATCAACGACAACTATTTTAGTAGAAGATTCTAAACAAGGTTGGGCAAAAGCATACCGTGAGCTTCTAGCATTACTTTGGTCGGGACAAATTCCAGCAATCGATGTATCTAAGGTACGTCCCGCAGGCGCAAGACTTAAAACAATGGGTGGCAGATCTTCTGGACCACAACCATTAGTTAATTTATTTGATTTTACTATTGCAAAATTTAAATCAGCAGCAGGACGCAATCTAAAGCCTATTGAAGCGCATGACATTATGTGCAAGATTGGTGAAGTTGTTGTAGTTGGAGGAGTTCGTCGCTCAGCCATGATTTCTCTTTCTAATATTAATGATATTGAAATGGCCGCAGCAAAATCTGGCAACTGGTGGGAAAATAATACCCAGCGTTCACTATCTAATAACTCTGTTGCGTATTCACGCAAGCCAGACATGGAGCAATTTATTGCAGAATGGAAATCTCTATATGACTCCAAATCTGGAGAACGTGGAATCTATAACGTTGCGGCAGCTCAAGCACAGGCTGCAAAATTCGGAAGAAGAGATCCAGATATACACTACGGAACTAACCCTTGTTCAGAGATCATCTTACGTCCTTATCAGTTTTGTAACCTTTCAGAAGTCGTATTACGTGAAAATGATACAAAGAAAGATATTGAACGCAAAGTTGAATTGGCAACTATTCTTGGAACGTGGCAGTCAACGCTTACAGACTTTAAATATCTTCGCAAAATCTGGAAAGACAATACAGAAGAAGAACGCCTACTAGGGGTATCTCTTACTGGACAATTTGGACATAAGTTTATGTCAGGCAAAGAAGACTTAGTTTCACTAGAAGCATTTTTGATGACTCTTAGAGAATCAGCAAGAGCAAAGAATAAAGATGAGGCTGGGAAAATTGGGATTCCAGAGTCTGCCGCTATTACATGCGTAAAGCCATCAGGAACAGTATCTCAATTGGTCGGGGTGTCTTCAGGAATGCATGCATGGCATTCTCCATATTATATTCGTACAGTTCGTGGCTCTAAAGGAGATCCAATTTCTACATTCTTAAAGGAAGTTGGTATTCCAGTAGAAGATGACGTAATGAAGCCAAACGAAACTTACGTATTTTCATTTCCAGTAAAAGCACCAGAGGGTGCAATTGTTAGAAATGACTTAACAGCTATTGAGCATTTAAATATTTGGCTAGTTTACCAACGTGCTTGGTGTGAGCATAAGCCATCAATTACAGTTTCAGTTAAAGAGGATGAATGGATGGAGGTAGGAGCCTGGGTATACAAGAACTTTGATGAAGTTTCTGGTATCTCATTCTTGCCGCATTCAGATCACTCCTATAAGCAAGCTCCATATCAAGAAGTAACAAAAGAAGAGTACGAATCTTTGGTTGCCAAGATGCCCAAGGAAATTCGTTGGGAAGATTTGTCTTTCTATGAGACAGAGGACGGAACAAGCGGAACACAGACTCTAGCCTGTACGTCAGACGGAAATTGTGAGATTGTAGACATTTCCGCCTAATAGGTATATAATGTAATTGGGGTAAAACCCAAAATTACTGGGTACAATACCCAGAAATAAGGAGGATCTAAATGACAAAAGATCTAAAGAAGAATGGACTAGTAGAAATGCAAGAAAAAATTCTAGCAGCACTAGCAAGTTATGGTCGCCACTTTTTAGGAGCATCTATTGCTCTTTATATGACTGGAAACACTGACCCATCAGATTTAATTAAGGGCGGAATAGCAGCATGCCTGCCAGTTATTCTTAAAGCACTTAATAGTAACGAGCCAGCTTTCGGTTTCACAAAGAAGTAGTTCTTAAAATCAATTAGGACGACTCCTGTGCTAAAATAAGCATAGGAGTTTTCCTATTTAGGAGATTTAGCAAATGGCAGGACAAAAGAATTTCGAAGTAGATCAAAATGTTACTTTTTCATTTATTGTTGAATATAAAGACAATAGTGGATTACCTATTGACTTAACAGGATCAACAGTTAAAATGCAAGTTCGTGATCAAAAAGGCGGATCAAAGTTAGCATTTACTTTAAATTCACCGTCAACTGGAGGAATTACAGTAACCCCATTGCTTGGTAAACTATCTATTAAGATGACTCCAACTCAAACTAATAAGCTATTCTATCCAAAATCATCATATGACATTATGATAACTGACTCAAATTTAAACAAAACTAAATTGCTAGAAGGTTTTTTAACACTTAACAGATCGGTAACAATATAATGACAGATACAGTTATAGTAACGGAAGTTGTAAATGATGTAATTGTTTCTTCTCCTGGACCGCAAGGCCCTAGAGGAAAAACAATATTAAATGGTAATGGCACTCCCGCAGAAAATCTAGGCCTTGAAGGAGATTTTTATTACGATAAGGTAACAACAAGATTCTATGGTCCAAAAGCAACAGATTTAACCTGGGTCGGAGCAACTAGTTTTCTTTTAACTACAAGCACTATTACTTATCCATTTTCAATTGGCCAAGTCACAAATCAAGGATCCTACTGGGCTCTTGAAATAACTCATAATATGGGGTATAACCCAAATGTGACTGTTAAAAACAGCGCAGGCGATATATTAGAAACTGGAATAGACTATAATAGTATTAACAAAATAACACTGACAATGGCTCAACCATTCGGTGGGATAGCTTACCTATCCTAAAGGAGAATAGAAAATGGCAAGATTATTTGTAACTGATATCAATCTTAATAAGAATGAGCTTCAGAACGCCAGAATCCAGGGATTAGCTTCAGCTCCATCGGCACCTGTAACTGGACAGATTTACTATGACACATCGAACAATACGATGTACTACTACAATGGACTAACATCACCTAATGGTCCATGGATGCCAATGTCTGGCTCCACAGAAGTTATTCAAGATGTAATTGGATCAACAATTGTTGGCGGAACAGGTATTACAGCAACCTACGGGGACCCAGCTGGTACTGAAACAATTTCTATTACAAATACTGGAGTAACTGCAGGTTCTTATGGATCGCAAACAGCAATTCCAACATTTACAGTTAACGCTCAAGGTCAATTAACTGCAGCAGGAACAGTAACAGTAGCAACTGTACTTTCTATTGCTGGAGAAACTGGCACAGATACAGTAAATCTTCTTACAGATACATTAACTGTAACAGGAGATGCCGCAATTGATACAGCGGTAACAAATAATACTATTACCATTACTGCAAAAGATGCAACTTCATCAGTAAAGGGTGTTGCTTCATTTGATTCAACAGACTTTACAGTAACAGCAGGAGCAGTAACACTTAATAAAGATCCAGTAATTACTCTTACAGGAGATGTAACTGGTTCTGGCACAATGACAAATCTTGGCAGTGTTTCAATTGCCACAACAGTACAGCCAAACTCTGTAGCACTTGGAACAGATACAACTGGCGATTATGTACAAAACATTTTAGGTACAACAAATGAAGTAACTGTTAGCCCAACATCTGGAGAAGGAACTACAGTAACAATTGGTCTCCCAGATGATGTAACTGTTACTAACAACTTGACAGTTGGTGGAAACCTCAATGTAACAGGAACAATTAACTCAGTAAATACTACTCAAGTAAATATTGTTGATAATAAGATTAATCTTAATACCGACTTTACAGGAACTCCAACAGTAGATGCTGGAGTAAGAGTAGAGCGTGGTACGTCTTCAGACGTAGAAATCCTATGGAGAGAATCAGCAGGCTCAAGTCAGGCTGCAGCAACATGGGGACTTACAAATGATGGCACTAACTACCACTCAATTGCAAGAAAGTATACAACAACAGTAGGAAATGGATCTTTAACACAGGTACCCGTTACACATAATTTAGGTACACGGGTTGTTACAGTTCAGGTTTATGACACTTCAACATTTGATACAGTAGAGTGCGATGTAGTTAGAACTTCAACTTCTGTTGTAACGCTAGGATTCACAGTCGCACCAGCAGCTGGAGCATATACGGTAGTAATTGTAGGATAAGGGGGCAGTAGATGTCTGTAAAAAGATTAGTCCCTCTTAATGCAGTAGAATTATCCACAAACCCAACGGGTGCACGTCGTGGAGATATTTATTATAATACTGCTGTAGAAGAACTTAGAGTATATGATGGTACAACATGGACACCAGTAGCAGGTGAGTTGGCCGATCATCTTCACACATACGACGGTGCAATTTATTCAGTGGGCAATATAACCTATCCAATGGATCCTGTAATTGACGGCGGTACTCCATAATGGCTACTAATTACCCTAACTCATTAGATAACTTTACAAATCCAACTTCTGCCAGCCCAATAAATAGTCCATCTCATTCAGAGCAACATGCAAATGCTAATGATGCAATAGAAGCTATTGAAGGTGAATTAGGAACTAGTCCAAAGGGTGCAAAAGCAACAGTTAAAGCTCGTCTTGATGATGTTGATACTGCAATTGCTACCAAGGCTCCCATTGCTTCCCCTACATTTACTGGCACAGTAACAATTCCATCAGGTTCAGCAATTACTGGTGTTCCTTATCTTGCTACTGCCAATACTTTTACTGGTAATAATACTTTTGCCTCACCAATTGTAGGTTTTGTTGGAACTTCTGGTGCATATTCATCTGTCGCCGTATCTGCCTATAATATAATACATTTAAGCCAAGGAATGATTTTTATAAATAGTCAAACTGGCGGTGACTATAACTTAGGGACAAATACTTATTATAATTCAGGATGGAAATATTTTGAAAGCTCTGGCTCAACTCTTATAAATTTTGGTAACGGAAGATTTAATTTTAGTACTGCCCCATCTGGAACTGCTGGAAATGCAATAACTTATACAAGTAAAATGATAATTGCAAACAGTGGAACTGTTACTGTAAATGGATTTGATGCAGCAAGCAAAGGTTTAATTGTAAAAGGCGCAGCCTCACAAACTGCAAACCTTCAGGAGTGGCAAGATAGTAGTGGTTTTGGTTATGCAAGTATGAGTCCTTATGGACTTTTTGCCACAGCTGGTGGCATTAAGTCTTTTGGAAATGTTGCTATTGGAGTAAACGGAACTTTTTTTAGTGCTGCGTTATCTGTTGAATCAGGTAGTACTACTGGTGTTGCAGTTAAAGTTCGTGGTGTTGCCTCTCAAACTGCCAATCTTGAGGAATGGCAGAATAGCGCTGGTTCAGTTTTAAGTTATGTAGATTCAGCTGGAAAAATATTTGGAAATGGTCTTAGGCTAGATGGTTCTGATGGAAGCAATAATAATATATATAAAACTGGCACACTTGGTTTGCTTTCTGGTCTTGGAATACAGTTATATTTAAATCAAGATAATAATGCCACTGGTGGTTCTCTTGTAATTAGAGCAATTAATGCACAGACTTCAAATTTAACTGAGTGGAAAAATGTTGCTGGAACTGTGTTGGCGAGTATTGGCTCAGGTGGAGTAGTTACCGCAGCAAAAGATGTGTGGCATTTAAGTACTGATACTCGTCAACGACTATTGTATGCTGGAGATGGCGCAAGCATTTACAAAACTTATACAAGTCACGATTGGCGTAATGCGTCGGATGTTTTAACTAATCGTTTTGACGCTAATGGTGGGCAACAGAATTTAATTCAAGCCGCCACTACTGTTGGTTTAATCGTCAAGGGTGCCGCATCTCAAACTGCAGACTTACAGCAGTGGCAAGATTCTGCATCTAACATTCTTTTAGCTGTAACACAAAACGGCTCAATTTATAATCCAAGCGCTATTGGTCGTACTTCAATAGGTATGCAAAGCGGGGCGTACTTTCAAGTGTTCGGAGACAACTGGACTACTCCTGGTCAAAGAGGTGGAGCAGAATTTGTATTTAGCAGCGAAAACAGTGGTACTGGCGGGTTTACAGTTTTTCAATATCAGTCTGGTGCTTGGAATCCAAAATTTAAAATCTTTAATAGTGGCTATACAAGTATAAACTCAACCTCCTCAACTCTTGGCTCAAGTTCTGCAACTCATCAATTAGGTGTTGTTTCAGCCTCTGCCGCAACTGTTGGTGCAGTAATTCGTGGCGCAGCCTCACAAACTGCCAAACTTCAGGAATGGCAAAATTCTGCTGGTAATGTCGTTGCATGGACCAGCGTAGAAGGTAATGGATATTTTCAAGCAAATTTAAATGCCGCATCTATAGGCGCAGGAAATAATATAGGAGGAGCAAGCTTAACCGCATCCCCTTGGAGTGCTGTAACTACCGTCTCTATAATTAGAGGATATCCATCTCAAACTGGAGATTTAACTCAATGGCAGAATTCAAGCGGCACAGTAGTTGCTAAGGTTAATGCTGCTGGTAATATTGGAATTGGTGCAGGAACTACTGCATTATCATATGGTTTAGATGTCTTTACAGGTTCTGCACGTATTTGGAATGGTATTACTGGAGCAGGACAGACTGGAACATTATATTTAGGAGATGGTTCTCTTACTAAGTCGTATGGATCAGGGTGGGAACTTTATGGTGCACTTGTAACAACAGGTGGGTATGGTATATCATCAAATGCAAATCTTGATGCAGGAGGTACAACGCTTGGCTATGGAAGACTAAGTGTAAATACTGGTGCAACAACAACTGTGGGTGCAGTTATACGTGGTGTAGCATCTCAAACCGCTAATCTACAAGAATGGCAGAACTCTGTTGGGACTGTGTTAGCCAAGATTGACGCAACAGGCAAGTTAACTTCTACGGTTGATGTATCAATTAATGGATATGTAATAGGTAAAGGTGCTGCTACAACTGGCACCAGTAACATTGCTTTTGGTCAACTAGCTCTTGCTAGTAACACAACTGGTTCTGGAAACTTTGCAATTGGAGTTGGAGTACTTCAGTCTAATACTACTGGAAACAACAATTTTGCTTTAGGCGCTAACTCATTAATAAATTCTACTACAGGCGATTTAAATATGGCACTTGGCAGTGGTATTATGTATTATCTTACAACTGGTGCTTATAATGTTGGTATTGGATACGGTGCATTAAGTGGTGCAACAACTGGTTATGAAAACTTATCAATAGGAATTAGTTCATTAACGTCTACTACTACAGGATTTAGAAATACTGCAATAGGACAGGGCGCTGGCTATTTAAACGTAACTGGTAGCTCAAATGTATTTCTTGGATACAACGCAGGTTACAATGAAACAGGCTCCAACAAACTTTACATTGCAAACACTAATACAGCTACCCCATTAATCGGTGGAGATTTTTCTGCTAAAACTTTAACCGTTGCAGGTAGTACATCTATTATTTCACAAAATGCTTCATCTAGCGTTTTACTTGTAAAAGCCGCCGCATCACAGGCTGGTAGTATAATTCAATGGCAAAATTCTAGCGGGTCTACTATTGGAGAAATTACTAATCAAGGTATATTTAGAAATACATATAATTATGTTCAAAATCTTCAAGGTCTAGGCGGAGGTAGTGGACTTTATCTTAATGATGTTACGACTACTGCATTTAACACAAATCCAGCTAATTTAGTATTTAAAGTTCAAGGCTTCGCCTCTCAAACTGCCAACCTTCAAGAATGGCAGGATAGTGCTGGAACTGTGTTGGCAAGTGTAGGTCCTACTGGTGGATTGACAACAAATTCAACAGGATACTCAAATACTGCATTATCAATTGTAAATAACAGTTCAACAGTATTTGAAATAAATCAATATGGTCAATCTTGGAACTCTACGAATTCTACATTTGGAAATTATTACAATACTGACGGTGGAACATTACCAAGACTTAGCGTATTTACAAGCGGAGCAGGACAAAAGGGCGCAATCATTCGTGGCGCAGCCTCCCAAACCGCTAATCTGCAAGAATGGCAAAACTCAGCTGGAACAGCATTATCTTATATTAAACCAGATGGTTCATTATATGTAGTTGGTAATTCAAATACAGCATGGATATCTGGTCCGTCAACATCTGGAACAAATCAAATATCTGCAAATGGCAATGATTTAGCATTTTCTCCATATTTTGATGGATTGTTTGCTCCTGCAAATGCGGCGGGACGATGGAGACCAGTAAATGATGCAACATCAGATCTAGGTACTTCTGGACAGAGATGGAAAGATGTATATGCTACTTCAGCAGTATTAAATAGCAATTCAGCTTCAAAAGTTGGATTAGTTGTTAAGGGCGCTGCCTCACAAACTGCCAATCTGCAGGAATGGCAGAACTTTGCTGGGTATGCTGGCACAGCAATTGATAGCAGTGGAAGTTTTTATGCACCAGGAATTTATTCTTCATATTTAATGCAAGCAACTGCAGGCGGAGCAGCAGTTGTTCCTCTTACCGTTAAAAGCGCAGCCTCTCAAACCGCAAACCTTCAGGAATGGCAGAATAGCGGCGGCACGGCTTTATCTAGAGTTGCTCCCAAAGGTAATATTTATGTAGGAGCAACACAAACTGGTTTAAGTGGTCAAGTAAATGGATCAGGGGTAGTAACGCAAAATACTTCTCCTTTATTTGTACGTGGAACTCAATCAGGACAAAACTTAATTGAACTTTGGGCATATGGAAAAGATGCTTTTATTACAGGAGCAGTAGGAAATGGAACATCTGTAACATATACTACGTCTATAGCACATGGATTTACAACATCTGATTATGTAATTATTAATGGAATTAGTTATTCAGGCGGATCTGGTAATTTAAATATACCAGGTGGAAATACTGTATCTGCAGTAACTACATATACATTTACGGTACCAAATACATCAACACAAACATATACTTCAGGCGGGTATGTAAGAAATGCAGAATATCCATCTAACATACTACAAGCGTATAGATCAGATGGAATGTCGCTATTCACAATCGGTGGTTCTGGTGGATTTGCAATGGCAGATGTTATGTCTGTTGCAAATGTTGGATATCAGCAAGCAGGCTTATCAATTCAACCAAACCTTACATCTTCAGCAGCAATTAGAATGTACGGAAGATCTGCTCAAACTGCAGAGGTACTAGATGTTAGAAATTATATTTATAAGTCTGGTGGGTCAGATTCAATATTTGCAATAGTTCCAGATTATTCAGTATCTGCTAATGCTGATGGATATAGCGCATGGGTACGCATGAGAAATGCTGCAACTCCTACAGTTAATCCGACATCCGCTGGATATTTATATGTAGGATCTGGCGCATTAAATTATATGGGTACTTCAAATGTACCGCAACAAATTGTGGGAGCAGATGGATCAGTTAAATTTACATCTCCTGCAGCTGGAGTTATTCCATTAATTATTCAACATACCGCTTCTCCAACATCAAGTTATTTTGAAATAAGAAACTCTGCTGGAACTGCTTTATGGGGTATAAATTCAGCAGGAGAGTCTCTTACACGCACAACTACTAAATATGGCGCTAATATACAAAATGATTCAAATAATAATAATACTGCATTATCTATATCCGCACCATCTTCTGGCGGATCAGGAGTAGCTTTATATATTTATTCTGGAAGCACTACAAGAGATATAGCTAAATTTGATAATAGTGGTACAGTAAAACTTACAATTACAAGTGATGGATCACTTAAAGGTGGAAATTCTTCTACAATCTCTGCAAATACCGCAACAACTGTGGATACAGTTGCAATTTCATCATTTACTACAATTGAATATACAATTTCAATTAAGCAAGGTTCAAAAGTTAGAAGCTCAAAGGTCCTTGTCCACACCGACGGAACTTCAATAGACTCTACAGAATACGGAATTATGGAAATGGGGGGAGGAATCACAGGAATCCTAGTAACAGCATCAGTATCTAGCACAAATAGCATACTTGAAGTAACAATTACAGATGCGGCTACTACAAATGCCACAGTTAAACTAATTAAAACAATGTTATAATTAAGTTATCTATTATGGGGAAATGTGAACCAATATGAGCGATAAAAATTTTAAAGTAAAAAATGGTCTAGATGCCAATGGCGCAGTTACAATTACGCAGCCAACTACCTCTACCGTTCCATTAACAATTTTAGCAAACACCCTTGCTACAGGTTCAAATTTACTTGAAGTTAAAAGACCAGACGGAACAGTAAGACTATCAATTGGAAATGATGGTTCATTTTCTGCTCAAAGTCTTGTAGCCTATAATGTTAGATTTTATAGTGCCCAAACAGTTGCTCAGGGTTTAATAATAAGAGGACTCCCATCTCAAACTGCTAATTTACAAGAGTGGAGAGATATTAATGAGACGGTACTTGCAAGCGTAAGCGCATCTGGCTCAATATCTGCAGTAGACCTGACATTATCTGGAAATTTAACTGTAAACGGAACCACTACAAATCTTAATTCAACTAATTTAATTATAGAAGACAAGAATATTATTATTGCTGATGTTGCTACACCTACTGATACCACCGCCGATGGAGCGGGAATTACAATAAAGGGTGCTACAGATAAAACTCTTAATTGGGTACAATCAACAGGCTCATTTACTTCATCAGAACCATTAATTGTAAATACAAATTCAATAACAAGACCAAATTTAATAGTTAAATCTATTGCTTCACAATCTGCTAATCTCCAAGAATGGCAAAATATTAGTGGGACTGTGCTTGCTTCCGTAGAGTCTGGTGGAGCATTTAATATATCACCTACTTCAACACCAAATGGTTACTCCCTTTATGTTATAGGTGCAGGTAGTAGCGGTATTATAACAATGAAATCTACCGCTACAAGCGCACATGCTATTCAATTACAAAACTCATCAAATACTATTGTATTTAAGATGGACCTAGAAGGTAGAATTGTTCCATCTTCTACATCAAGTATTGGACTAATTGTTAGAGGACTAGCCTCCCAATCTGCCGACCTACAACAATGGCAGAACAGTGCTGGGACCATACTTGCACAAATTGATTCAAATGGACGTATGACAGCCGACCATTTTAAAGCATCAGTTCTTTGGAATAATTTTATTGTAAATTATGATGACAATGGTCCATATTTTAATATGACAAGTACAAATGTATTATTGCAAAATAGAAATACAACATCAAATGTACTATTTACTATTAAAGGAATGGCATCTCAAACAGGCGACCTTCAACAATGGCAGAGAAGTGATGGTTTTACTTTATTAAGTGTTTCTAAAGATGGAGATGTTACAGCAGGAAGTGGTTCTTCAACCGCAATTCGTTTTAGATATTTTGATGGAATTAATATATCTGGAACATATTGGGATACAGTAGCAACTAACTCGGCCACATTTATTGGTCGCTCTACAACTGCTGCAACTATGGTTGTTAAAGCCGCAGCCTCCCAAACTGCTAATCTTCAGGAGTGGCAGAATAGTGGCGGAGCCGTTTTATCTGCGGTAGGCTCAGGTGGAGCAATATCCGTAAATAGCAGCAATGGAACACCGACTGGTCTTGCTGGCCAAGGTGCATTAGAAGTAAAGCGAACCGCATATTTCGATACAGGCAGTGCTGCAAATATTGGAATTATAGTACGTGCTCGTTCATCCCAAACAGCCAACCTTCAGGAGTGGCAGAATAGTTCTGGAACTGTACTTGCAAATGTTGATAGTGCTGGATTTGTAAATGGCAGTGCCTATCGTCAAATTGGTGGCAACTCAAACGGTTTTGGTATTGGAACAATTTCAAGCGTATTAACTGCCTTTGGTAGTGGTGGAAATGCTACGGTTGTTCCCGTAGTTGTTCGTGGCGCATCAGGTCAAACTGCAAATCTCCAGGAGTGGCAGGATTCAACAGGTGCGGTAATTGCTAAACTTGACCCTGCTGGCGGTTTTACAACAGGTACTCCTGCAACAACAAATATTAAGTTAGATGCAACAGCCGCTGGAGCAAAACTTCATTTTGGCATACCTGCAACAGTCAATAATTATGCAACTCTAGGAGCATATAGTAGTGTTTTTAATATCGAAGCAAATGCTCGCTCAATTCTTGCAACTGTTACAAACAGTACAACAACCACAACTTTAATTGTAAAAGCAAATACATCCCAAACTGCTAACCTGCAAGAGTGGCAGAACTCTGCTGGTACTTCTCTTGTAAGCGTTCAAGCCAATGGGCGAGTTGATTTCCAGGGTGCATACATAGACCAATACGGACAGATTATTACAAACACCACTCTTTATGCAAACAATGTATACCATAATCTTAACTATTGGCAATTAAAAAATGACGGTTCGGCAAATTTTAATTCTCAATCTGCAACCACTAAACCTTTAATTGTAAAAGGCGCAGCCTCTCAAACTGCCAATCTTCAAGAATGGCAGAATAGTTCTGGTACTGTATATGCTAAAGTAACAAAAGATTTTGATGTTTTTGCTGGCGGATTTATTAATAATGGATTAACCAGTGGTTATGCTGGCGGTGACAATGTTTTAAATAATTTAGGTATTCAAGCATCAAGTTTTGGTTTATCTTATTTTAGAGTTAAATCAGGTAGTGCTGGCGCAATAGTAGCGGTAATAGATGGTGCAACATCCCAAACTGGTGATTTAACTCAGTGGCGTAACTCTGCTGGTACGGTGCTTGCTAAAGTTGATTCTGATGGTAATTTAATTCTTGGAAATCAATATATCTCTAATAGTGGTGCGTCTGGATATGGAAGACTTAGATTATTAGACGGTGGAACAAATGAAACAAGACTTGAACCTTTTACTCAGGGTTTTCTTATCTCTAATCCTGGTTCAACAGGAATGAACGTTGTTAAAATTCGGGGAACGTCAGGTCAAACTGGTGACCTTCAACAATGGCAGAACAGCGCTGGAACGGTGCTTGCATCCATATCCCCAACAGGTAAATTAACCTCTGCAGTTGATGCAAGCATTAATGGTGTTGTTATTGGTATGGGTGCTGGCTCGGTTTCAAGTAATACATCTGTTGGACTTAATTCACTTGTTTCAAACACCACTGGTACTTACAATACTGCATTTGGAAATCAATCTCTTCAACTTAATACATCTGGAACTCAAAATACTGCATTTGGTCAAAATGCATTATATAACAATAGAACTGGTTGGTATAATACCGCATTTGGTCAAGGTGCATTACAAAACAATAATTATGCATATAGTAATACTGCAATTGGTACTGCAGCGATGATATCTAATGTTTCTGGTAGTGGAAACACAGCAGTTGGAATTCAAAGTTTACTGTTAAATAGTTCGGGTGGTAACAATGTAGGAATAGGACAGAATGCTGGATTTTCAAATTCAACTGGTTCTGGTAATATTTTCTTAGGAAGTGAAGCAGGATATTATGAAACAGGTTCTAACAAACTTTATATAGCAAATACTAATACGACTACCCCACTTATTGGTGGAGATTTTTCTGCTAAGACACTCACATTTGCTGGTAACGCAACTATTACCTCGCAAACAACTGGAACTGTTGGTTTAGTAGTCAAAGGTGCAGCCTCACAAACTGCTAATTTGCAAGAGTGGCAAAACTCTAGCGGTACACTATTATCAGCAATAGATAAAGCAGGTAATTTAACAAAGGGAGACGGGGACCAATTGGTACTTGCCTCTCAAATCTTCGGATAAGGAAATGGTATAATATAATCATGGCAACATATAGCAAAGTATTACTTTCAGGTTCAACACAAGGCCAGCCGATCACAGTCGTAGCTACTGCCTCAACTGGCACAACTATTCACTCAACTGGCACATCAGATACAATAATTGATGAGGTTTGGTTATACGCAAATAACACATCAACCTCTCCAGTATTACTTACCGTTCAATTCGGTGGCACAGGCGCAGTACAACACGCCAAGCCAATTACTCTTGCTCCACAATCAGGTGATGTTCTAATCGTTGCAGGACTTCCGCTAACAGGAACAGGTTCAGCCGCAAATACAGTTGCAGCCTTTGCCGCAACCGCTTCAGTAATTACAATTTCAGGTTATATCAACAGGATTTCTTAATGAAGTGGCTTGCCCTTTATCTAGCAACTGTTTTAGTTATTTTGGTATGGAATCACGCAAGGTGTAAGAATGGCTAATCCAAGTCGCAGAGGACAGGTTACTGGCCCAGTATCAGGACAAATGCGTGGCGATGAAGATACACCTTTTTCTAATACACATTTTATTTTACCTTACGGCTTACAACTTCGTCAGACTATCAACGCTGGTACAACTTCGGTAACTATCCCAGCAGGCATAACTTTTGTTTATGCAATAGCCGTTGGCGGTGGTGGCGGTGGTGGGTCAAATGTTGGTGGCGGCGGTGCGGGCGGTATTGCTTGGGGTTGGACTATCGCAACTTCTAGTTGCGTAGTTGGTGCTGGTGGTTCTAACTCTATTGGTGGTTATACAAGATATGGAAATATAATTGCAGGTGGTGGTGGTAATTCAACTGTAGCAGGAATACTTGGCGGTGCTGGCGGTGCGGCAGCAGTAGGTGCTACAAATTATTATGGAATCCCTGGTGGTGCTATTGGTGCTAGTAATACAAAAGGTGGCTCAGGTTCAGGTGCAGGTGGCAGTAGCGGTAGTACAGTTGCTGGAATTGTTGCTGCTAATGGCGGCGATGGAATCTCAGGTGCTGGTGGTGGTAGTGGTACAGGCGCAGGAAGTGGGTCTAATATTGGCAGCAACGGCGGTAATGGTTTAGCAGGCGGTGGTGGTGGTAGAGCACAGAATTCAACAACATCAAACACTGGCGGTAACGGCGGCAACGGAATAAACATTTTGACTGGTGCAGTAACAACAGGTGGAACTGGCGTGGCTGCGGGTTCAAGTGTTGTGGGTGGCGCAGGTGGCGGTGGCGGTATAGCAGGTAATGGTTCAAACGCTGTAACAACTACTGGTGGTGCTGGTGGTCTTGGCGGTGGTGGCGGTGGTGGCGGTACTGCTGGCGGTACAGGCGGCGCTGGAATACTTTATTTGTTTTACTAGGAGATAATTATGAACCCAAACCGCAAAGGTCAAGCAGGCAATCCAGTATCTATTGGTATGCAGGCTTCTACTGTAACTCCATTTGCAAATACTCATTTTATTCTCCCTTACGGCTTGCGCTTACAACAAACAATCAACGCTGGAACTACATCAGTCACAATTCCTGCTGGAATTACATTTGTTTATGCTATTGCAGTTGGTGGTGGTGGTGCTCACAGCGGCGGAGCAGGTGGAGTCGCTTGGGGTTGGACTATTGCAACTTCTAGTTGCATTGTTGGTGCTGGTGGTACTGGTTTTAGTATAGGTAATGGCGGTTATACTCGTTATGGAAACATAATCGCTGGCGGTGGCGGTAATGCACAAAGTAATGGAATTTTAGGTTCAGCAGGTGGCGGCGGTTATACTGCAATTGGTGCTGGTTCAACAAATTATTATGGAATACCAGGCGGTGTTGCTGGAACATTAACATCTGTAAATGGTGGAAACGGCGGTGGCGCAGGTGGTGGTTTTTCAAATTCTACAATAGTTACTGGCGGTAATGGTGGTAATGGAATTTCAGGCGGAGGTGGTGGTGCATCACGAGCAACAGGTTCACAAACAAATACTGGCGGTAATGGTGGTAACGGTTTAGCAGGTGGTGGCGGTGGATTTGTTGAGGCAGGTACTGGTACTCGTACTGGCGGTAATGGCGGTAACGGAATAAACATTTTGACTGGCGCAGTTACAACTGGCGGCACAGGAACAACTGGAACCGCAACAAACGGTGCAGGCGGTGGTGGTGGTGGTATTGCTGGTAACGGTTCTAACGCTTCAGGAACAATAGGCGGTACTGGCGGTTTAGGCGGTGGTGGCGGTGGACAAGGTTTAACAGCAGGCGCTGGCGGCGCAGGAATACTTTACCTTTTCTACTAATGAATATTTATTATGATAGAATAGAGTTATTATGAGCGCATCAATTTATAGCAATTCATCGTTTACCGATTCTCCTTATGGGCTTAAATTGCAACGCACAATTACTGCAACAGGAACAACATCAATCACAGATATTCCTGCTGGTATTCAAAGAG